CAGTATCAGAAGCTAAAATTATTTATCCGTTAATATCTCATACTCAACGTTTTATATACAACAGCTCAGCAGGTGGTGTATTAACTACACAAGACAGATCAAGTACAACTAGAAATCTTTATGCAACAGGTAGTCAAACAACAATAGATTCTGGACAAGCTACAGAAAGACTTGGGTCTACTATGGGTTTTATATTTAATGATTTAAAACCAGCGATACGAGTTATTGATGTAATAAGAACAATTGAACAAGACCCAGATATTGATTTAAAATTTAGTGATGACTTTTTTAAAGATACTGGAATGTTTGCAGACTTATATATGTGGCTTCACAGAAACAAAGGTATTGTAGGAATCACGCCAAGCAATACGTCAAATGTATCTAAGATAATACTAAACAATATTTCTAATTTTTCTGGTGACCTTACAACTTTCTTTGACCCTAGTCCGTTTGGAAGTTTTCCACAGTTTGATGGGGGTATATTTAGATTTAGAACAGGAGATCAATTCCCAGCAGTTACGGAAACTATGAAAATTGTTTGGAATGTAACTCCTCAAACTTCAAGTGCTAAATTTACAGCTAAACTTAGAAAAGCAGGTACTGGAGAAATTATAAGCGAGGTTGTTTATACACAAGTAGGAAGTCTTACATTAACACAAAACTTTGTAACTGTAAATAACAATTCTTTTGAAAAACACAATGTAGAATTTGTTATAGAAACAACAGAAACAAGTTTGACACTTACTTACTCTTTAACTTTCCAAAGGGTAGTGACTACAAATACAGGCACTGTAACGTCCAACTTAACAGCAGGTTTAGTTGAGCCTAATAGCCTTGTAGAAACTATTTTTGTAACAGACAACATTCCTGAAATAAGTATTTTATCATTTCTTACAGGACTATTCAAGATGTTTAACTTAACAGCATTTATTGAAGATGACCCAAGTAATGCAGATTTCGGAGATGTAGTTGTAAAAACATTAGACAGTTTCTATTCGTCTGGTACAAGTAGGGATATTACAGAATTTATAGATACATCACAAGGCGAATCAAACTTTAGCGTACCTTTTAATGATGTTGAATTTAAGTTTGCAGACCCATCAACATTTGGAGCTTTCTTCTTTAGTAAAATAAACAACAGACAATTAGGTAGCGTAAAAGCAAAAGATGCTAATAATAGTGGTCGAGACCCAAGACTAAACAGAGGACAAGACTATAGAATAGAATTACCTTTTGAAAAGATGTTTTTTGAAAAACTTAAAAACGGAGCAGACCAATCAGACACCACTATTGGCTTTGGTTACTTTGTAGACGATAATCAGAATCCTGTTGTAAAAAATCCATTGTTATTTTTTAAAGCAAGTACACAAGGTACAACAATACAAATGCAAGACGGAGCGAGTGTTGGTAATCCTGCATCAATTACAACATTTAACAGAGCATCAAACTTTAGAGTAGGTACACAAAGCGTAGAAATATCAATTAGTGCAAGTGAATCTGGTGCAGTTAGTTTTACACACGTTGAACCTGATACATTTATCACTACAGCTACATCGGTAAGTCCAGGTGCGACATCTACATTGAATCCTATCGTTACAGGTAGTTTACTTAGAACCTCAGCAGTAGCAAGTGAATCTAACGTAACCACTACATTTTCAACAGTAACAACAGGACAGACTTTAAACTTTAGTAATGAAGTTGACGAATTTGTACCTACAATAGAAAACAATACATTATTTGAAGGTTTCTATAAACAATACATAAGAGATGTATTTAGCTACAATAGACGACTTATAAAAGTAAATGCAATCTTACCACAAAAGTTTTTGCTTAGATACAAACTTAGCGACACAATAGTAGTAAACAATACAGAATTTTACATAAACAAAATAAGTACAAACTTACAAACAGGAAAAAGCACACTTGAATTATTAACTAAAATAAATACAATATCATAATGTTACAGGGTATATTACAATTATTAGAAATGGCAAATGGAGAAACAGAGAACATTCGTATTGCACAAGGCAAACACAAACTACCAGAGACTTTTAGTGAAGGTTTTAAACAAATTAAAAACGAAATAAAATGGCTGAAAAAGTAATAATAGATATTGAAGCAAAAACAGGCAAAGCTCAGGCAAACCTAGAAGATGTTGTTAAAGAATTAAAACAATTAAATGAACAAGCTGTTAAAACTAATCAAGACCTTAATTCAGGACTTAAAAATGTAAAAGATTCAGCAAAAAATGCAGGTAAATCTTTTTTATCATTTCGTAATATACTTAAAGGTGCTTTTATAATAACAGCATTAACTAAAGCATTTGAATTTTTTAAAGATACTTTAGGTCAAAATCAAACTGTAGTAAATTCTTTAAATGTGGCTACAGAATTTTTGTCTATTTTATTTAATGACATAATAGGCTCAGTGATAAATGCAACATCTAGTTTTGACAATTTTAAAGAAGCAGTAAGCAATCTTTTTAATAATTTTAAAACACTACTCAACCCAGCATTTGTACGTTTCCAAAAATTAATCAAAGGCGCACAATTAGGGCTTAAAGTTTTATTTCAACCTAAAGACACAGAAGGAATAACGAGGCTTACAGAAGAAATGCAGGAACTTGACAAAGAATTTATTCAAGTAAAAGATGAGCAGAAGCAATTAATAAATGGGATAAAAGATTACACAAAACAAACTTTTAGTGCAGCTAAATCTACAGTAGAATTAAACAGAAATGCAGAGAAAGCAGCAGCAATAAATCAAGGTTTGATTGAGTCTTTTGATATACAAGCAGAGAAGCTTAGACAGACCAGAGACGAGGAAAGAAATACTATTGAACAAAGAATACAGGCAAATAACGATTTAAAAGCAGTATTAGAAGAACAGGCAGAAACAATGGAGGCAAATGCACAGGCAGTCGTTGATGCAGCACAAGCTCAATTTGATAAAAATAAAAATGATGCAAATGCTATTGCTTTACAAGAAGCAAAAAATGAATTGATGGCAGTAGAAGCACAAGTTACTGGTTTTATGTCTGAACAAAAAATTAATGACCTTGGGCTTGAAAGAGAAAGACTTGAACTTGAACAAGCTAATATAGATGCGACTGTAGAAAGGCAAAAACTCGAAAGAGACTTTACTGCCGAACAAATAGAAGACGATGTTTTAAGAATACAAGCACAACAAAAAAACCTTGAAATCGAGAAACAACAAGAAGAAGAAAGGTTAAAAAACAAACGAGACAGTTTCACAGAAGGTACACAAGCATTTCAAGATGCAGAAAATGAAAGGCTTGAATTTTTACTAGATGTTAACCAAAGAGAAATACAACTAAAAAAAGAACTTTCTGATGCAGAAACAAAAGTAGAAGAAAAAGGAAACGCAGATAAAAACAAACTTGCAGAAGAAAATGCAAATAATGTAAGTAATGCATTAAGCCAAGTAGCATCAATTGTAGGGGCAAATTCAAAGTTTGGTAAAGGTATTGCTATTGCAAGTGCAATTAGAGATACTTATGCAGGTGCTAATAAAGCATTAGCTCAAGGGGGTATTTTTGGTATTATACAGGCAGTAGCAATTATTGCAGCAGGACTTGGAAATGTTAAAAACATAACAGCAACAGATGACCCACCCACGCCAAGTTTTGCAAGTGGAGGAGGAGCAGGTAGTTCAGGTGTTTCAGTACCTACACCACAAGCACCAGCATTTAATATAGTAGGAAGCGACCCACAAAACCAACTAGCACAAACACTAGCTGAGACTACATCTAAACCTGTAAAAGCATTTGTGGTTTCAAGTGATGTATCAACAGCACAAAGTTTGGATAGAAACATAATTGAGGAAAGTTCACTTGGATAAACAAAATTTAAAATAAAATACGATATATAATTATGAAGATAGTTGAATTAATTTTAGACGATGACGAAGATTTGGCTGGAATTGAAGCTATAAGCATTGTAGAAAATCCTGCAATAGAAGAAGACTTTGTTGCACTTAAAAACGAACAAGTCATAAAACTTGCAGAAGTTGACAAAGAAAAGAAAATATTATTAGGTGCTTTACTAATACCAAATAAACCTATATTTAGAAAAAGTGGTGAAGAAGAATATTACATTTACTTTTCTAGAGATACTGTAAGAAAAGCATCACAGATATATCTACAAAAAGGTAATCAAAACAATTCCACTTTAGAACACAAACATACATTATCTGGTTTGTCACTTGTAGAATCTTGGATAGTAGAAGACCCTAAGAAAGATAAGATTGCTTTATATGGTTTGGACTATCCTGTTGGAACTTGGGTCGGTGCAGTAAAAGTAAACAACGATCAAGTCTGGGATGAGTATGTTAAAACAGGAAAAGTAAAAGGATTTAGTATTGAAGGATACTTTGCCGACAAAGCAGAAAGACCAAAAGATCAAACAATAAACGACTTAGCACAAATAGAAGAAGAAGAAGCACAAGAACTTTTATCACAAGTAAAAGGTATAATAAGAAACGATAAACGATATAAAAAAGGTAACAGACTTATATTTGAAAGTTTTAGTGACTATCCAGATGCAGTAAAGAACAATGCAAAGAAAGGTATTGACTTAAATAAAAAAGTAAACAATCGTTGTGCAACAGATGTTGGTAAAATAAGAGCGCAACAGTTAGCACAAGGCAAACCGATCTCCGAACAAACAGTTTCAAGGATGTACTCGTTTTTGTCTAGGGCGCAAGAATACTACAAACCAGAAGACAAAGAAGCTTGTGGAACGATCTCATATTTACTTTGGGGTGGTCTTGCAGGTAAAAGATATGCAGAAAGAAAACTTAAAGAACTTGGAAAGTTAGAACTATTTAGTGAAAAAGTAAATGATGACTTTGCTATTATTATGGATAGACTGGCTTATGCTTCCAAAGAGATGGCTGAAAAGATTGCTAAAGACATTGGTTGTGATGGCATACACGAACACGAATATGAAGACCAAACGTGGTATATGCCTTGTAAACAACACGCTCTTAGTGAAGAAGAATTTAAGAAATACAAATGTCCAAAAGGTTACAAAAAAGACTATCAAAAACACAAGTGTGTAAAGATGGCTGAAATAGGAGAAAGAGGAGGAATTAGAAAAAGCCCTAAAGCTCCAAAGTCAGGAACTCCAAATCCAAATCCTAAAGGTAAAGGTACTGCTAAAGGTGATGCAAGTACAAGCAGGGGTGCAAAGGTAAGTAAGAAAGACGAAGCAAGTTTACAAAAAAAATCAGATGACTTCAATGAAAGATACAAAAAGAAACTAGGATATGGCGTAACTATAGGACAACTTAAATCTGTATTTCAAAGAGGTTTAGGTGCATTCAACGTATCACATAGTCCAAGAATACAATCACCTTCAGCTTGGGCGCAGGCACGAGTAAATGCCTATTTATATTTAGTTAGAAATGGAAGACCACAGAACCCTAAATACACAGGTGACTATGATCTTCTACCAAAAGGACACCCAAAAAGTAATAAATGATAAACAAAAACTACATACCTAGTTATTCAAGTCCAAAAGGTGGGCGTAGGGCGTGTTTATGTAAAGACGAACTAACTTATAAAATAGAATGTTGTACAGGCGAATTACACGCTCAAGGCATAGGAAATATTACAAGAATAACCTAAAAATGCAAAATTAATTTTAAAATCCGATATATTATTATGAAAGCTACAGAAATGTTAAATCAAGTAAAAAATCTATTAGGAGTAGAACTAACTGACGTACAGTTGGCAGAACTCAAACTACAAAACGGAACAGTATTAGAAGCTGAAAGTTTTGAATCAGGAAAAGAAGTCTTTATTAAAACTGAGGACGAAAACGTTGCACTTCCAGTTGGTTCTTACGAACTAGAGGACAATCAAATTTTAGTTGTTGAAGAAGAAGGTGTTATTAAAGAAATTAAAAACGCTGAACACGAAGAAGATGAAAAAGAAGATGAAGAAGAAAAAGTTGATGCAAGATATGTAACTAGAGAAGAATTTAGAAAAGAAATGGATGATCTCAAAGAACATATTGATAAAATGATGGATCACAAAGACAAAGAAAAAGAAAAAATGTCGAGTGAAGAAGTGTCTTTGGCAGTTACAGAAGTTTTAGAGGAGGAAGCAAAACTAAAAGAGGAATTATCTAAACCTGCTACAGAACCTATCAAACATAGTCCTGAAGAAGGTGTTAAATCACACAACTTTAAGTTTGCAACAAAAAGAAACAAATCTACTCTAGACAGAGTAATGGAAAGTTTAAGTAATAAATAAATAAATAAATATAAATAATTATGGCAGTATTAACACACGTTAGTGACGATGTAATGAGAATTTTTGATGATTACGAATTAGTCTCAGCATCAGCGTCACTTAGTCTATCCGATTCAGGTAAAGTTTTTAAAATTTCTGGAACTGGATATACATTAACACTTCCTGCACCTACAGCAGGATGGAAAGCAAAGTTTATTGTATCAGGCACATTTTCAACTGATTTTATTGTACAATCACCTTCAGATAATAGAGACACTATTAACGGAGGCGTAATTGTCAACGGAGCAATTGTCGAAGCAGATGCAGTAGATAAAGTAACATTTGAGGACGGAGCAGAAAGCATAGGAGATTTCATTGAGATTCATTCTGATGGAACTAGCTATTTTGTTTTTGGAAACGGAAACGCTTCATCTTCTATAACAGTTGGAGAATTATAATAATTAAATAAATAAAAAAAAGATATGGCTACTACTACATCAATTACTACTACTTATGCTGGTGAGTTTGCAGGCGATTATATCGCAGCAGCACTTCTATCGGGAGTTACACTATCACAAGGAGGAGTATCAATAAAACCAAATATTAAATTCAAAGAGGTCATCAAAAAACTTTCTATGAATTCAATTTTAAAGGACGCAAGTTGTGACTTCGATCCTTCAAGTAACGTAACTTTAACAGAAAGGATTCTACAACCAGAAGAATTTCAAGTTAACTTACAACTTTGTAAAAAAGATTTCAGACAAGACTGGGAAGCTAACTCAATGGGCTTTAGTCAATACGACAATCTACCTTCTAAATTTAGTGACTTTTTAATTGCACAAGTTGCTGCAAAGGTTGCTGAGAAAGTAGAACAAAACATCTGGCAAGGTGCTACTGCTAATGCAGGTGAGTTTGATGGATTCCAAGCGTTACTTGCTGCTGACGGAGACGTTGTTGACGTTTCAGGTACTACACTAACAGCATCAAATATCGTTGCAGAAATTTCTAAGGTTGTTGATGCAATTCCTGGAGGAGTTTACGGAAAAGAAGATGTTAAGATTTATATACCTACAAGTGCTGCTAAGTTTTATGTACAAGCACAAGCTGCATTAGGTTATAGAGAACTTTACAACGTTGGAAAAACTGAAATGAACTTCCAAGGCATACCATTATTTACTGCACCTGGATTAGGAGCTAACAAAATGGTAGCTGCAGAATCAAGCAACCTTTTCTTCGGCACTGGTCTTTTAAATGACTGGCAAGAAGTGAAGCTAATTGATATGGCTGATATTGACGGAAGTCAAAACGTAAGAGTTGTTTTAAGAGGATCGGCAGGTGTACAGCACGGAATTGGTGCAGACATCGTACTGTATTCTTAATAATTGTTTAACATAAAAAGGGTAGGTGGGTTTTGCCTACTTACCTTTTTTTATAAAAAAAAATATATATGGCGTGTTTACTTACAAAAGGACGTGAATTACCTTGTAAATCAGGGGTCGGTGGTATAAAGAGTATTACTTTTGCTGACTATGGTACATTAGGTGCTTTGACTATTGCAAATGAAATGGTTACTGATTTCGGAGGTTCACCAACTTTTATGAAATTCGATGTAAAAGGCAACTCCACAATGGATACAGTTGTAACATCATCAAGAGAAAACGGAACTACTTTTTACGAGACTACAGTTGTAATGAACTTAATCTTCCAAGAAGAAAAAACACAAGCAGAAATCAAATTACTAGCAGTTTCAAGACCCCACATTATTGTTGAGGACTATAACGGAAACTTTAGACTTGTTGGAAAAGACCACGGAGCAGAATTAACAACAGGAAATTTCTCGAATGGAGCTGCAATGGGTGATTTATACGGATATTCATTAACATTTGTTTCACAAGAAACAGAAGCACCTGACTTTATAACTACTGCAGCTTACAATGCAGAAAGTCAAGGAACACAAATAGACGTAAATTAAGAATAGTTTGTTCTTGTATTGGAAAAGGGGGAGTTTAATACTCCCTTTTTTTTTGCTTTATTACAAAATCACTATATTATTTCGATATATTAGTATGAAAGTATTAACAACAAGTTCTTCAGCACAGACTTTTGATGTGATACCCAGAACTTATGTAGCTAGTTATACTATGAAACTTAGAGATACAAGCAAGAATGATGAAGTGTTTAGTGCTACTGTAAGTGCTTCTGATAGTGGTAACTTTAAAAGGGTTTCTGCTACGATTAGTCCAGTACTTAAAGAGGGTAGGTTTTATGATCTAACTTTACTAAATGGAAGTGCGACAGTATATAGAGATAAAATATTCTGTACAACACAAACAATAAACCAATCTAATAATAATTATTACGATATTAATTCTGGTGAATATACCTTTGATGAAACAGCAGGGTCTCACGATAACGATTATATAATAGTATGAATGATTTACGAGTAATAAATTTAAGCAGTTACACAACACCTAAAGTAACAGAACAAAAAAATAGAAACTGGATAGGGTACGGAGAAGATAACAACTATTTTAAATACTTAATAGACAGATACAACGGCAGTCCTACTAATAACGCCATTATAAACGCTGTTTCTGCTATGATCTACGGAAAAGGTCTAGATGCTACCGATTCAAATAAAAAGCCTGACCAGTACGCTAAAATGATTTCTTTGTTTAATAAAGACTGTACAAGAAAACTTTGTTATGATTTAAAATTAATGGGTCAATGTTCTATGCAAGTTATTTATTCAAAGGATAGAAAAAGCATTGCACAAGTAGAACACTTTCCAATAGAAACATTAAGAGCAGAAAAACCAAACGATGACGGAGACATAGAAGCGTACTATTACTTTTCAGATTGGTCTAAATACAAACAAAACTCAAAACTAAAAAGAATACCAGCTTTTGGAATGAGTAACGAAGCTATTGAAATATTTTATGTAAAACCTTATAGAGCAGGGTACTTTTTTTATAGTCCTGTTGATTATCAAGGAGGGTTGCAATATGCCGAACTAGAAGAAGAAGTTGGGAACTTTCATTTGAATAATATAATGAATGGTATGTCACCTAGTATGTTAATTAATTTTAACAATGGCACACCTACAGAAGAAGAAAGAGAAAGAATAGAACATCGTATTATGCAGAAGTTTTCTGGTAGTAGCAATGCAGGGAAGTTTATTTTAGCTTTTAACGATAATGCAGATACACAGGCTAGTATCGACCCAGTACAGTTATCCGATGCACACCAACAATACCAGTTTCTAAGTGAAGAAAGTACAAGAAAGATAATGGTATCTCACAGAATTGTATCTCCTATGCTTATAGGAATCAAAGACCAATCAGGACTAGGGAACAATGCAGAC